ACTTGCTCTCTCCACAGTGGTGGGGGATTTTATAGGTTGGTTCCCTGATAGAACTCGTCTTCCTTCTCCACCTCCAAGCATTGCGTATTGCAACGCATCATGAACGTGACTAAACCTATTTTTATTTGGCTTTTCATCATACTTTTCGGAGCCCATATACACCATGCGTTTGTAATTATATCCACCTTCAAAGCCAGAAATAAGGTTTGTACAAATAGGAGATATGAGCATTCCAGGCTTACCATCAACAAGACGATTAATGACAGCTTCTACAGATTCAATACGAACACTTGTATCGTTAGTATTTGCTGGATAAGCTTTGATACCTGCTGCTCGAAGTATCATAAATGGTGTTGTCTCGTTTGTTTGTGCCATCTGATTACCAGCTGGATCACCAATAAAACGATAAGTTAACTTATCCCATTTATTACGAGCTATTTCTCTTTTAAGACCTTCAGCAAATCTTTGGGCTCCCATGTCTTGGGTGACGTATTCGGCAAAGACTGTCCATCTTCCAAGGGAGAGGTTTTGGCAGAAAACTGCCGATGGGCTTCTGCCAAAGTCGATTCCAACAATGACATCGGATTGATCGGTTGGTTCAATCGGTTCTTTTGCGACATGAGTGTCCTTTCTAAATGTTGGGTAAACAGGCTTCCCATCCATTAATGCTTGGTATTCATTTAATACATAAACTTTAACCCAAGCTGGAGATTTACCAAGAATTATTTTCTTATAATAATCAGGTTGAAGATTGTCTTTGTTTTCCCTTTTAGGATTGAAATCATAACCTGTTAAATTTCCACCTTCATCCAAGGTTTCAACCATAGCTCCTGCTTGCGAATAAAAATTCCAATCATCAGGCTTAACAAGCAATAATTTTTCATCCGTTGTTAGATATTCTGGTGTTGGAACTTCTCCTGACATAATTCCCCACCAATGAGTTTCGTCGGGAGCATTTGTGTCCATAATCACACCAAACCATGTTGGACCACCTTCTCGCATGGAAGGAAATCTTCCAACTCTCATAGTACACGCATCAACTATAGATTTTCCAATCTCTCTGGCTTCATTTACCCACACCCCAGTCAATTCGAGAGATAAAAGTTTTTTAACGTCTTCGGTTTTATCCAAAGCCAAAAAGATAACTTCGCATTCAACAACTGTTTTATCAGCCATAGCAAAGTTCATGTGATGCGTATAAGGAGGTGACCATATAAATCTGCCAAGATCATCATCAAACCAATCTCGCCAAGTTTTTATTGTCGTTGTTTTTAATTGGGGATTGGTGTTACGAACAACTGCCCATCGTGTTCTTCTTACCCCTTTATCATTTGGCTTTTGCTGCATTGCCTTACGCATTATCTCCATGCAACAAGTAACCGATTTACCAGAACCTACAGGACCTCTTAACCCTCGAACAAACGAGGGGTCTTTCATAAAGTGTTTCGCTACTTCCCCTGGAGGAGTATAGTCTAATTTCACAGACCAAACATCCTTCTTATAGCTGATCCACCACCACCAAGTAATAATCGCCTTAAAGCTGGACTTGCTTGGGATGTCGTTGACGTTCTATCTTTATAGATTAAAGGTTCACCAGTTAATAAATCTTTACTCGGTCTGGGATTGTAACTATCAACTAAAATTTTTTCTTGAGTGTCTTTTTCTCCACCAATAACTTTGCCATACATTCTTTTGCTTTGTTCCATGACAGAACCAGTTTTAATAGATGTGTCAACTGCACCTCCAAAACCAGCAGGAGCACTTGTTGATGCAATCTTATTATAATCACCACCATCAGCAATGTTTTCTCTGGCTTGTCTTGTGGCTATAGTATTTCCACTATTAGGATCAACATAAATGTTTGAAACATTTCTCTGACCTTTTTCTCCACCCTTGTAAGTGCTTATTTTGTTTGTGCTAAGTTTAACTCCAGTAGGTTTTATTTCTTTTGCTTCACCCATATGTAATACTCCTTTTTAAATTGTCGGTTAGAAAAAAATTTTTTTAGTTGTTTACTTATTTTACTCTTTTGCGTGAATGGTTTACCTTTTAGGGGTTCAAGACCCATTTTTTAAAGCACCCTCTCTATATAGGTGTGTTGGCGTTTGGGACCCCTAATCGACATTAAAGTTTATTTGCACTGCAGTAGATGGAGTAGACGGAGCATCGTTACGAAATCCAGCTCTATCCATCAAATCCTTGCTGGCTTCGAGCCTGACAACTTGGGACTTGGCATTCAATAACTCTCTCATAGTTGCAAGTGCTTGTGTGGCATCCCATCCCAATGTCTTCATTGCTAATTCCTTGCGATAGTCGATAACGTGTTGTTTATTCAATGTATTATAAGCCCAAGCTTTATTCCTACCTATGCGTTCACTAGCTTGTGTTGGGTTGCAACCATCATGCAACATTGCATGGACTAAATCGGATTGTGCTTCGGTTACTTGACTGTGACTGTGTTGGATTTGATTAGCATTCTTTTCGATATCATCCATTGGAACAACGGATGTTTTATACTTTTCTTGTTGTTGTGTATTGGCTTTAGTCATTAGGAAGTCCATTAAGTTATAGTACTGACGAGTATAATAACTATGGTGATTTATCTGTCTATTCACATCACATTTGTAAAAGTTCCGTTCCGTTGCGACAGCCCTCCCCAGCGATTCTTTGCTATGGAATGAATAATCCACTTCGTTATGTCAGCAAAGCTGCCATGACCACTTACGTTCCATATTCATTCTGTAACATCTTCATCGTCTTCGGGCTGACGGACGATACTCACTTTTGTACCACTAACATCCCAGAGGTATTCTCTGCGATGTAAGTTCTCTGATTTGTGCTTGTTCAGCACAGGTGATAACGAAAGGTAAAAACAACAACAACAAACTCTCTCCATTTTATCATTAGATGATGACACTCGCAAATCTGCACAAGTAAAGACCCCTTTTTCTTAAAGCAAGAAAAAGTTCCAAGATGGATTCTCTCCTAAGAAAATACCTCGCTGAAGAACGCTCTACAAAGAGTATTTTCTTATCCGTTCAGGTCATGGACTGGATTGATTTAAGTGTGAGATAGGAGTTCTAAGAGGAGAGTTTATTCTCGTCTTAGATTCAATATTAACAATAACTATGGAGCGAACCATGAAATTAGATAAAATCAATATAAATGAGTTTTACGAAAACAGTAAAGAAGATCGTGACGATATCTTGAAGAGTGATATCGACATGAAACTTGCACAAATTATTACTACAGATTGTGAGCATGATAAGAAACGATTACATCGTGAACTTGCTCAATTAACTCAGATGTCGGAGTAGACAATCTATCGAGCATCCAATGTGGTGCAGAGTAAAATCTGCATCACAAAAAGCCAATTATAATCTTTTAAATTTAAATAGGAGCGTATTATGAACATCGATACATTAATTGATGACGAACAGTCTAAGATTGTACCATATAGGAACACTCTTGAGGCTAACACCATTAAAGAACTTCACGACATGGTGGGTGCTACACCATCTATGAAGTTAGACAAGAGATTGGGGAAATCCAAACTTATTGACTATATGATGGAATTCTTTAAGGAAAATGGTTATCCAACTAATCCTGAATATAAAGCAGACCCAACTATTGGGTTGCATAAGATTGCTAAGGAACTTGAGAAAGATACAAGACCATATTTAACCACTCCAGATTTCAAAAAACTGGAGCAAGAAGAATATGAGAGAAATGTAGCACTCAAGAGAGAGCAACAAAAAGCCAGAATGGAGTTAGATGAAAAGTGGACTCCAGAAAAGCTTGATAAACTTGCTGAAGCATTAGGACCACGCAAGAGTTATGATGAATGGTTTCCATCACATTTATTGGCGTGTTGCATGACTCTTATTAATATATTTGATGATGGTAATGACGTTATCATTCAAGCAAAACTTGGAGATCAGATTACAAGAATGTTTGAGAGAATGAAAGATAATGTTGAAGAAGAAGGTCATAAGCAAAAAGCTGAAAGGCGAGTTCTTGAGAGAAGAAGTCTTAACCTTGAAATAGACAGAAATCAAATAGAACAGGTTGATAGTAAAATTCAAAGACTGAAAGAGCAATGGGTCATTTTGAACAATGCTTTTGTCATTTGTAAAGATCAACTTAGACCAAGAGTCCTTGGGCAGACTGGAATTGAATTTGGTGAATATACCACGATGGCAGAGATGAGAAAACGTAACAAAGCCAAAAAGGTAAATCAGAAATTGAATTTAGATACTTTAATAAATGATAGAGAGCATTTTGATCATTACGCTCATGTCAGACATGAAGATTTAAATCTCGTTGAAATTCCTGAAGATAAGTAATTGGAATTACATATGGAGTGAGGGAAATAACTCTCTCACTTCATTCTTTTTATTAATTGTTAACCGAGCAATGCCATGGCATCGCCTCAGAAGGAGCATTTATGAATAAAAAACTTAAGCTTTGGTCGAAATGGATTTTAAAGAATGAATGGTATCTTATTTATGGATTTATGGGTGCTGTATTAATAATATTCTTTATTCCTTTATGGATAAATTCCTTAATTACTTTAACCCCATATTTTATCAACTCATTATTTCGTTAGGAGGAAACAATGCGAACAAATCTTCAATTTAGTAAGTTTACTTGGTTTGCCTTAGGTTGCACAGCAACATATTTAACATCAAAAAGGCAAGTTAAAGCTTCTTATTTAACAGTTTGTGAAATAGGAAAAGACGTTAAAAACTATGTAGGAAAAGCATACTCAAAATCCTACAAAAAAGTTAGTAAGGATTAGACATGGTTTTTTACATTTTAACAGGAATATTTTCAGCTTTAGCTATTTTATTTCTATTATTCAAATTTAATATTAAAAAAGTCTTGGCTTTCGATATTGCTGTCGATATAGCATCTTCCTTTTTGTTAGTTGTTCTCTTTGCTGGAACATTTGCTGGGATGATGTCGGCAGTTATAGGTGGTGCAATTATATCGATTGTTCTCTATGTTTTGAAGAAGATTCGAGGATATGAAAAGCCAATAAGAAAGGGATTGAGGGTTGTTTGGGTTTCCGTTCCTCCTAAATAATCCTCAAAGTTTAAAGTGAGTGACACGGATACTTAGTCGACAAAGTAGCAATGCCGTGACAGGTGACTATAAACGTCTTAAACCTAAACTAATGGACTGTATGTACATAATCAAAACGTTTCTACATACCTCGCCTTAAACGTTATGTCAAGTTTGTGAATTGCTCTTGGTGAAAGCCAAGGGCATTTTTTATGAGTTATCGCTAATGGTAACTTAAAACTAAGTAGAAGGAGATAAGCTATGAATATAGCAGAAATCACAGTATCTGGTAACATAGGACAAGTTCCTGAAATCAAAGATGTTAATGGCGTTAAGGTTGCTAACTTTTCTGTCGCTGTAAATGAAAATTACAGAGATAAGCAAGGTGAATCCCAAAAGAAAACACATTGGTTTAATGTTGAAGCTTGGGATGGCAAAAGCAAAGATGGTAAACCATCTGGTGTTGTCACAAACATTATTCAGCCTCATGTCGGTGTTGGTTCAACTGTTTATGTTAGAGGTTTTCCTCAGATTGACAGTTGGGATGATAAAGAAACTGGTCAGAAAAGATCAGGTTTCAAAATCAAAATCGCTGGAATGTCTTCTCAGATACGTCTTGCTGGTTCAAAGCCTGAGAATGGTGCTAATGGATCACCAAAAGCTAATTCCACACCAAAAGGGAAAAAAGACCTTGATGGTATGGATGATATCCCATTCTAGTAATGGGAATGTAGAGTTTTCCTCCCTGACTGGGGGTGTCGAAAGACATCCCCTTTTTTGGTGTAAAACAATGGAGAAAAGAATGGATGATCCAATAATTGATAAAATAATCGATACTATAAAGCTTCAATCTGAAGGGATAAAAGATTTAAATGTATGTTTATTGGAAGGTCTTCAAGCATTAGAAGATATTGTAAAAGATCAAGAAAATCGCCTCAGAAAAATAGAGAACACTCTTGGCGAAGAATTAGCTACTCACGAGTTTATAAAAGCAAATGGTCGATACCCAACTTATAGTGAGCTTCATGGTCCTTCTGATTGGAAAAAAGTATTAAGAGAACATCATGGAGGTACTTAAAGAAGTGTATCAGGAACTTAAAACCTATGCTTGGTTTCAATGGTTTCAAGACATTTTAACATTCCTTTGTTTGTTATTAATTGTCTACGGATTCTCAATTTTAATGAATAATTTAATGCCACAAATATAGGAGGTAAAATGTGGAACAACCTAAAAAAGGTTCCATTTATAAACAAGAAAGCCATATGGATAGGGTGGTTTGTAACAGTTCATCTGTTACTGACTGCTCTAATCCTGTTTCTGCTTATACTTATTGGAATCAACCCAACATTACTAGTGTCGGTTATTGGAGCTCCCTTATGGATAGGGGTAGCTTTCGCCTCAAAGTACATAACCGACAACATAACAAAATAACCTGTCAGAGTTGTGGTTGTGAACCTAAAACTGATCAATGGTTCACATGGGATTCACAATTCTGCATTGACTGTGGAGGTACAGAAGAATGACATATGATCAATACTATGAGCATTGCGAATATAACTATTCTAGTGATGCTGAAATCGACCAAGAAGAAGCCACTTGGGATGGCTATAAATATCCTAATAAAGCTTGGTTATTAAGCTCCAGAGATGTTTGGTACAAGAACCCTTATTATAAAGGAAAGCCAGTACCTCATCCAGAAAGTAGGGAGGACTAATATGCTTGGAATATTAATTAACCCTCATACTTTGTTTTTTAAAACTGTTACATTAGGAACTGGGAAAAAAAGACTTTCGGAAATACAAGACCTAATAGCTTTTTGTTGCTCTGTTTGCGATACTGTTTCTGCTGTTGGATTTGATTATAAAGACGAAGCAGGAACTATTTATATCAATGATAATGGTCTTCATGAAGTTCCGTCAGATTTTTTTTATATTCCTGAGCTTTACCCAATGCCTCTTGTTGGCAAAGGGTTAATTCTTGGATTTGATCCAAAAACTGGAGAAAGTATAGACACTTCTCCAAAATTACTAAGCAATATTATTAATCGAAAAATTAAAGTTCAATGGCTTGATACGCAAGGTGCTATTCAAGTTGAACAAAATTTAACGAAAAGATTAACAATATAAAAGGCATTAGGTGGAGCGAACCAAATCCTAATGCCCAATTTTAATTTTAACTTATAGGAGAATATATGCAAGAAATTGCTATTTGCGATCTTAAACCTAGTAAAGAAAATGTCAGAAAGACAAAAGCTTCTGATGAATCTATGGAAAGACTTATCGCCTCAATTAAATCAAAAGGACTACTTAAGAATTTAGTCGTTAAAAAGAATGGAACTGGATATTTTGTTACCGATGGTAATAGACGACTCCAGGCATTACAAGAAATTTATGGTTCAAATTCAGGCGAGGCTATTAGCTGCAAAATCTTAGATGATGATGCTAATGAATTAGAAATTGGTCTTCATGCTAATACCATGCATGAACATATGCACCCTTTAGATGAATGTGAAGCTATTGATCACATTGTTGAGGGAGGAGAAATGGATTATAGTGGTATTGCTTTGCAATTTGGGCAAACTGAACGATGGGTTGCTCAAAGAGTTGGCTTATCGCAATTATCACCTCTTGCTAAAGAAAAATTTAGAGCAATGGAATTTGGTATAAGTGTAGCCGAAGCATTAACAATAGGCGACCATAAAAGCCAAGATAAATTTTTGAAAAGTAATAAGAATAAATCTTTTGATGCTAAAAATGTTACTTGGGCTTTAACTTCCAACAAGGTTAAAGTAAGCAAAGCTATCTATGATTGGGAAACACATCAATCAGAACTTGGCATTGAGAAAGATTTATTTTCTGAAGAAATTTATATCACTAATCAAAAAGCTCATGAAAAACTGACAAAAAAGTTTCTTGATGATCTTGTTAAGAAAGAAGAAAAGAAGGGTTACATTAAAGTTATTCTTCTTGTTGATGAACAAACTTATAATCATCCAGCTCTTAAAAATCTTGAATATTCATCGCATACTAATAAAACACCAAAAACACAATACTTGTGTATTCAATATACTAATTATAATGGTGTGTTAGACAAAACAAAATATCAGTTAAAAGAAAAATCATCATCAAATGGATCAGGACCTGTTTCTGTTGATTTTGATGGGAGAACTATTGATGTTCCTGAAAGCGATAACCCAAAACAATATTCAAGACCACAACAAGTGGAATTGGAAGAATATAAGAATGAGTATTTGCGAATTGAAGCATTTAGACAGAAAAATAATTTTAAAAGTGGCAAATTTGCACTTGCGTTATTAGCTTACAATTCTCTTACAAAATATGGTTCTATTGGTTGGGGTTCCATAACTGATCGATCACATTTCCCAGGCATTTGTTTAGATGAAGAAAAAAGGGGGTCGTATAAAAATGACATTGATAAGTATCTTGAATTGGTTATTAAGGATTGCAACGAGTCTTGTGAAGCTAATGGAACTTCTGCTCTTAGTTATTACATTAATCTTGACGATGATAAACTTAATGAAATATTGTATGTCTGTTTTATTCAAAGCTTTCAATCTCAAGACATCCAATCTGACGAATTCCAATCCATATATAAAGTTCAAGAAGAACCAGAATATTGGTTCACACCAGAAAAAAGTTGGTTGAATAAATACTCAACTGCCAAGCTTTTGAAGTTGTATGAAATAGTTTTTAAAGATCAATGTCCAATATCGAAGAAGAAAGAGATCGTTGATGCTATTTACAACAGACTTCAGGAACATGGAGGTTTTGATCCACAATCAGCTTAAAGAATTGGTATCAGACTACGATACAACTTCCAGTCTGAAAGAGCCTACAAGCACCAGCCGTTTACGGATAGATTAGCTTGTAGGAGACAACCCAGAGAAGGTCTGACTAAGTAGTATTTCCTGGGGAAAGCGTATCATAATGAAAAGAAGCCAAAGCTATATTGGACCCCCTAGGGAAACAGTAATATAGCGACTGGCAATGGTGGGGAAGATGTGTGACTTATCAGAAGAGATAATAGTCACTTAAAGAATTTCCCATCATTGTCTTAACCCCCACCACTACGGAGATAGTAATGAAGCATTTAGACACTTGGTATGATGCAAATACTTATTATAAATTAAATAAACAAGGCTTGAGGGAGATAATCTCTGCATTTGTTTTTAATGATAATAATCCTAGTGAATCAGAGCAATTAGAGTTCGCTAAAGATTTTGATTCTTTTTTCAAGATAAATACATTTAGATTTAATTTGGCTAAAGAAACAACAAAAGTAAGAGAGGACCAATTAGTTTGCTATCAAATATTAATGGATCACTTTGATGATTTACCAGATGATGTCAAAGAAGATGTTAATGAAAGATTAAATAAAATAGGAATTTAAAGAAAGCGAGGATGTGTGATGAGTCTACCATCAAATCTAGTATTTTATAATGAAACTGTTTTCCGAAATTTTGTTCAACAATATATGCAAAAAGGCTTTACCGAAAAAGAGTCTTTAGAAAAAGCTGAAGAAGACACAAAAGAGCATATGGATAGTTTGGGGGATTAATGTGGAAAATATAAAAGTAACACAAGAACAAGCTGAACACTGGTTAGGTTCTGATGCAAATCGTAGTCAATTAATTGAGTTAGTAACAGAATTAGCTAACGGAGAATATAAACAAGAACAGTTGCGACAAGACATTCTTGATCATCCAATTTGTTTTAATGAAGATCAAACTTAACAGGTTTGTTGGTCTTTAGGTTTGTTACTTTAATAAGTTTTGCATTGGGAAAATGTTGTTTTACGATATCCATAGTTTGAGCGATTAGGGGATATTTTTGACGATACATTGTTCGTGCATATTCCATCTTTTTTTTCCTTAAATGTGATTTGACTTGCTTCAAGTTTAGTTTAGAATCTTAGCTGTTGCAGAGCCATGTTGTATTCCGTAATAAGCAAGGAGAGCTGCCTCTGCAACCCCATCTTCATTTTTGTATTGCCACAAATGAGATGCGTTTGGCATTAACTCTGATGCTCGTTTTCTTGCTTCATCTTTGTCAGCTGATACTCCTAGTGCTTTTTTCCAGACAGTAGGGCTAACTTCCGTATAAGGAATGCCTCGACAGACAATTAAGCCTAAATAGATTCCATAACCTAATCCAGTTATAAAGGTCGATGTTAATCCTTGTTTTGGATAAGGTTGTTGTTTTTCTATAAAAGCATGGTCTGGATTCCAATCTATTAAAAGCTTTACAATCGAAAACATATCCAAATACTTTTTATTGGAACGAGTGTTTGGCTTTTTATAAGTATATATTGGTGTCTTAACAGCTGATACTTTACCTTCTTTTTGATCAATAAGGGCTATGCCACCACTTAGACCAGGGTCAATACCTAATATTCGCATTTGGGTTCTCCTCTAGTTTTAAACTGCATCCCAAGGCTTCAGCCCAACAATGCATATTAAAACTTGTTGGCTTTCTATTCCCCGTTTCCCATTTAGCTACTAATCCAGCAGCAACTCCTATGCGATCATCAATACTTGCTTGTGCGACTCCAAGACGGATTCGTCTTTGTCGAAATTGTTCTATTAGATGTTTTGTGTAACTCGAATCAAAATTGCTCATGTTGCACCTCCTCAACTAATAGATACCTAGTTACCTAGGTATTATCAACCATAAACTAAACAAAGTGCTTATTTTTAACTTTTTTTCTTGTCAATGCCTAGAAAATAAGTTCTACTAAAAGTTCCAATTAATAAAAATAAAGGTGCTATTATGAGAAAAATACAATTAAATTACCCAAATAAAGACGAATCACCTCGTGGCTCAATAGGTCATAACAAATTATTTTTTAACAATGATCCATGTAAAAACAATAAATTTATTGGAACAAAGTTTATGGAATTGTTTGATCCTGAATTTTCTTATGATCATTCCAATCTATTTTTCGAAAATGTTATAGTAAATATTACATTAAATTCTGGATTAAAATATTGGCAAGGTCAAAAAAGAAGAATAATTAAATATACTTTACATAGTATATTGTTTTATAAATTTTTTCGCTTTATAAGCAGAAAGATAAATTTAGGGAATTTATCTTCAAGACAAAAAGGTGCTAACGATGAGATCAAAAAAAGACAACGAGTCTTTAGAGGCAGTTCATTCATGGGTTTTAAAAACTATGAAAAAGAAAGGATGGTCTGCTCGATACTGGGCTATTGAAGCTGGAGTTGGAGCTTCCACACTACAGCGTTTTATTAAAGAAAAGCCGTGGTGTTTATCAGCTACTACAGTAGGACTGTTAGGAGCTAAAGCAGGTTCATACCCTTTTAAAAACCCAAAAGAAGAGGGGTTGAATACAAGAACCATCGCATTGATGGAAATTAAAGGCAAAGAGATGAGAGAAACCGAACAAACAATAAGGACAACAGAAAGCATTTCTGACAAAGCTTTTGCTGTTCCTGTTGCATGGAATACAATGGATGACGCTGGTCGCCAAAGTATTTATCCAGGCGATATTATTGTTGTCGAACCGAATAAAAAGCCAAGTAAAGGACAAGTGGTAATGATAAAAAATAGAGATTCTTTTTCTATTTATGAATATCAACACCCATATTTATTACCTCGTTCTACTAACCAAAAAACGCAAATTGATGTTGCATTGGTTGATATCTTAGGTGTCGTTGTTCAAGTAATTCGAGATATGTAATATTGTATAACTGGGAGGGGAAACCCTCCCTATTTTTTTAACTACAATGCCTAGGAAACAAGGCATAAAGGTGCTATTATGAAACTAACAAAATACCATTTTAACTTTTTAGCAAAGGAAATTGCTCCAATGATTCAGCCAGTTTATATCCGAAATGGAAAATTTACTGAAGCTGTTCAAACATTTTCAAGAAATCCTAATTTTAATAAGGACACATTTGCATTTGTTTCTTCCGAAAGTTGGGAGAATCAAAACATAAAACCACCATGTGACCCTGATGATTTTGGTGTTCTTGAAAAGGATATATTTCCAGATTTTCAAGACACAACTTTATTGGAGAACGATGATGACACTCAGCCAGAAGCAGCTTAAAGAACGAATGCATTATATCGGATCATCAGAGGCAAAAATTATTGCTTCTGCCGATATGGTTAAATGGCGAGACCTTATTGATGAAAAGGCTTCAGCTATTCCAAAAATATTCCCCAAAGCTATTCAAAATAAAATGAATGCTGGATCGTTTATGGAACCTTATGTTCTTGATGAATTTACGATAATTTCTGGAATGGAAATAGATAGTTTTCAGCTAGGAAGAACACGAGTTGAAACAATCAATGGTGTCGGTGTTCCAATTCATTCAACTTATGATGCTTTGCAAGTTGGTGGCGACAGAGTTCCAATAGAAGCTAAATGCCATTGGGGTATGAGCTCTATTGAAGATTTATGCGATTGGTATTCTGCTCAATGCCAACATCATATTTTCTCAGCTGATACGGATTATTGTTATCTTGTTGCATTCTTTGGTTTAAATGCTCAAGTCCAATATCGCAAAATTAAAAGAGACCAAGAATACATTGATTTGTATCTTCATAATGCTCACAAGTTTTGGAATTGGTATGAAAACGATATCGAACCCAAAGAAGCAGTTGATGCATTAATGCCTGCCGAATGGACTGATATGTTTAATATGTCAGTCACAGAGTTAGAGGGATATGATTCTCGTCTTGAGTCTGAAATAAATCTTAATGCTCAATCTATTAGAAATGAAAGATTGGCTAAAGAAGATGCTGAGAAAGCCAAAATCGAGTTAAGGCATTTAATACCTGATAAGTGCAGAAAATTAACTGCTGAACTTACAGGTAATCTAAAAGGCTACACGATGGATATTATTCGTATGAAAGGTCGTGAGTCATCAATCTATATCAAAAAACAAAGAATGAAGGAGGCTAGTTAATGGCTAGTAAATCAATATCTGTATTTGAGAGATTATCTCAAATTGACGTTTCTAATATGACAGAAAAAAAAGGTAATTTTACTTATCTTTCTTGGACTCATGCCTGGAAAGCAGTTAAGGACAATTATCCTAATGCTGTTTTTCTTAAAACTGTTTATACGGACAATCAAAACAATCAACTTCCTTTTATGCGAGATACAAAAGGTAATACGTGGGTTGGTGTTTCTGTAACGATTGATGGAACTACTCTTAAAGAAGTTTTTCCTGTTCTTGATAATCGTAATAAGGCTATACAATTTCCTGATGCTTTTGCAGTTAACACTGCTCATCAGAGATGCTTGACTAAAGCTTTGGCTTATCATGGTTTAGGCATCAATGTCTATGCTGGGGAAGACCTTCCAATGGAAACAAGTAATGTTGAAGCAATAGAAGATTTATTGTCAGCTAAAGAGAAGTTTATTAGTGACATAAAAGAGGCAAAAACTCTTTCAAATTTAGAAAAACTTACACCAATTATTAGTAAATCTAAACTACCTGAGTCTATGAAAGAATCTATCAGGAGAGAATTTGTTAACAAAAGAAAATTGTTGAAAGCAAAGAAAATTTCTAATGCTTCATAATAACAAAATACCTCGAGTGTTTCTTTTACCAGATGCACTCGAGGAACTTGGAATAAAACCGACATCTTGGAACGAAAAATGGTTGAAAAAAGCTATTAAGAGCAATACGATTCCTTATCACAAAACTGGACATAAGTGGTTAATAACAGAGGAAAACCTCTTGGAATTGTTAAAAAGAACGGAAAAAGGGTGCTTAAAGTTATCAAAAGGAAAAACAGCCAATACTACCAAATTAAGGACACGATTCTTCTCGCAACAGGACAAACTATCCGAGTCAGAGAAACTACAAGATGCACTTCGTATGAAGACGCTAAAATCTTTGCCTCAAAGCGAGAAAGAGAAATTATTAAAGAACTCGAAAGTAATAAAACTAAAATCGTAACGTTTAATATGGCGACATTGGATTATGTAAACTCAAAGTCAAGTTTGGACAGATTTCATTCTGCTCGAATTGAAAGGCTTGTTGAGTTTTTTGATGGGATTAGTGTTGAAATTATTAATGGAAAATATTTTTCTGAATTTGTGAAGAAAGTTATTCCAAAGGTTAAAAATGAAACAATTAATAGATATCGTTCAGATATGGTAGCTATATTAAATTTTGCAAAAAGAGAACAACCTCATATTAATTTAAATTCTATCCCAGCAAGAAAAATGGATAAACCAAAACCTCGCTATTTATCCCATGATGAAGCTGAAAGGTTAATTAATGCTTACCACCCCGTACTTCGACCACTCATTATCTTATTGGCTTATCAGGGCTGCCGAATTGGAGAAGCCATCCGTTTGGATTGGTCCGATGTTGATATGGATAAACGGAGAATTACATTCTGGAAAACAAAGAATGGTGACTTTAGGAGCGTACCAATGCACACCAAAGTCTATGAGAGTCTGCGTGTCATTAACCGAGAAAGGAAAGGTGCAGTATTCCTTACTCCAAGTGGGGAACCTTATACATACCGAACAAACGGAAATCTTGGATCACCTATTAAAACAGCTCACACTGCTGCTCTTAGAAGGGCAACCATTAAACAATTTAAAGTACATAACTGGAGAAGCCATTGGGCATCCCGAATGGTATTAGATGCCTCAGCAAATAATTATGTTTTAATGGCACTTGGAGGATGGAAGTCTCCAGCAAGTGTTACTCATTATATTAATCTAAACCCAGATCATCTTGGCAAAACCCTGGAGAAATTATTATGAATAAACACGACAATGGTGGGGATGTCATAAACCATCCTTTTCATTACACTCAAACTACAAGAGAAACCATTGATGTTATTAAAGATGTAACAGATGAAGGTTTTCATTATTACTGCGTTGGTACAATCCTAAAATATCTTGGTCGCTATCGTTATAAAAATGGCATTGAGGATTTAAAAAAAGCCAGATGGTATTTGGATAAATTAATAAACGAACTTGAAGGATAGTTATGAACGAATATTTAGTAGAATTATTTTATGAACAATTTGATGGATATATTTCTATAAACGTTATTGCTGATAATGAAGAAGAAGCTCGAAGTCAAGCTTACGATTTAGCACATAAAGCATTTATAGAAAGCTCAATAAAATTGTTAAGTAAAAGTGTGGCCATTTGAAAACAAATGGCACAATGGTGGCACAGTTTAAAAATGCTTAGGTATTTATCTAATAATATCAACCACTTAGATGTGTGATGCTAAACCTTGCCAACGTTTAGGTCGAGAGTTCGAATCTCTTCGCCCGCTCCAAATAAAAAGAGCCCCAAGTCGAGGCAAACCAACACTTAGAGCCCTTTTATCCCCACCACTGCCGAGTCTAGCAATGTTGCATTATCTAAGCATTTTTGATCGTTTTTGACCATTCACAACACATTTTGCCTATATCGAATGGCACACTGGTGGCACACTTTTTAGTACAGGCTAAGAATCCTAGGTTTCTAGGTTACAACAGAAAGAGGAAATTATGAAAACTTATAGAGTTTCAATTTGTTTAGAAGAAGGAGTAATCATTAAAGTTAAAGCTAAAAACAAAAAAGAAGCCGAAGAAAAGGCTTCCGATATTGCAGAGGAATATGGAGGAAGTTCTTTTCCTAAAGAATATGATTCAGATCATGTCCATAGAGATTATTTCACACAAGATGCAGAGGAGATTATGGACTTTCCAAAAGGTTTAATGAAAACAATACACGACTTTTGTGGAGATTAAATAATAGCATATCTAATAATATTTTGTTAAAAAGAAAGACCCCTGAGGGAGGAACAGTTCAGGAGCCTTTCGAGGTGCTATAAAAAAACCATATAACACCAATTATGAAAGAGGTATTCACATGACCAAGTTTTCTGACGATTTAATTAAAGAAGTAAAAGATTATTACAATAACAATAAGAATAAAATTATTGGCGAAGTTTTAGTTAAAAGTGCTTATAAAAAAGATTTTATAAAGAAAAAGAAGTTTAGTGCTCAAAACCTTGCAGATCACTTTGGATTAACTATTAGCCAAGCAAAGCGAATGCTTCATGTAAAATGAGTCCATATAAAGACCCTCAGAGGGGCATAACTGCTTCTTCTGGTATGTTTATACCAAAGGTTTTGACACCATATTTGCGAGAAATGTCCATAATATGCGATGGTTTTTTAGAATTAGAAAACTCTAAAACATACTTGGGAGATGCTATTTTAAGCATTCGAATGTTTCTTTTAATACCTGCTGCTTTGCCATGCATATCCCAATCAGGATAATGACTTTGGCAAGCTATAGAATTATTTTCGCAATAACGTTCTGCTAAAGCATCAACACCTCTTGATCCTCCATGGTGTATTCTCCACAATACTTCGTTAAAGTTTTGGCTTATCCAAATATGAAAGCGATCTAACTTGTTACCAAAATATCGATAATCATAATAATCTCTATCACCAGTTACAATAATAGAAATTGGATTAAGGCTATTCATAGTACCTCCTATATTTCTACGGACTCCTCAAGAATCTTTCTGAGTTTTGGTCCTCTTGTTTTTACTTGATTCCACCATTTGGAATTTTCCATTTGCCTTCCAGCTTCAGCCCATGATCGATTTTCAATAGCTTCCCAGAATTTTACAAACTTAGAGAATCTGTTCCATCCCATATTGAATTGCATCGATAGCACAACAAGCTGAACGTTGTCTGGAAGCTCTCTCCACTTTGGTTTGTGTCGATCAAGCTCACTTGCGTGTTTCTCTAAATCTCTTGATAAAATGAATTCTGCTGTTTCCTGGTCAATTCCTTCTTCAAGATTATGCCCATAACCTATTGTCCAAACATTGACTGTATCTTTATACATATCAAGACGACATCCTTCATCTTCTTTAATAAGTTCTACTAAATCTCTGTTCATTGTTTTTTCCTATTTAATAATTGTAATCCTTGTTTGCCGAACCGATATCCAAATGAGCTACCAATTACAATATACAAAATATTTGAGAACCAATTCGGAGTTGAGGTTTCTAAAAATAGAAAACCTTCTTTAACGTATGGCTGTGTCCAAGGTAAAAAACAGCAAGTAAGAACTGCTATAAACCAAAGAGACCATGCCTCATCTTTCCATGATCCAGCCATCTGATCTGTTAATGATCTCTCATTAAGCATTGATGATGTTGCTTCGGTTTCGAACACCTTGGCTTCAGCTTTTGCCCTTGCAACTTTTATATCAGACTCAGCCTTGGCTTTCTCTACTCTGCCTTGTAACCAAGTACTTGCTAAAGATGATATACCTCCAAAAATCTGTCCAAAAATCATTGTGTTAACCAATCAAGAAATGTTGGTCGTTTTTTTGTTCCAACTAGCTCAACTAAAATATCGTTAAATGTTTTTCCTTTAATAGAATTTTCAACAATCTTTTTGTAATAAGCTTTTGGTTTAGGTTGAGTTTGATACATTTTTTCTATTCCTTTAGACATAGTTACTCCTTAAATTTTTTGTTAAGCCACAAATACATTGTGTAACAAGCAAAGACATAGACTGTGGCTAAACCTATATCCAGCAAGTGTTCTCTCATGTCATAAATAAACTGAATGCCAGCTTCTAAATCACTTCCTCCACCAACATGAATATTCTTTGTAAAATTATCGACATCACTAACTGTCTGTTCCATTTGTATAGTCATTTACTATCCTTTACTTTCTTCGGAATACACCAGGCATGAAGTCGCATATTCCCAGCAATAAGTTGCATCTGGTTTTGCATGAGCACCTTTTGTTGTAGTTGTAAACATAGATCCAAATCATTGGTGTAAACTTCGTCTTGTTGAATATCGCCTAGGAAAATTAATAAAACCCATAATGTTTTCAACCTGATTTACCGAGGAATAACCCTAGAGCGACAGCCTGAGCTGAAGTAATAACTGAAACCATTCCTGATTGTTCCAGGCTTGGTGCTTCTAATCCCATGTACCAAAAAACACACGAGTAGGTGAGGTACATATAAAGAAGAATTAATAGTCTTGGTATGATCTTAAAACTATCAATGGCATGAGACCAAGCTTCTAATACTTCTGTAAATTTTGTCATCAAGTTTCTCCTAATTTTAATGTCACTAAATATCCAACCCAAGAAAGAAAACCAGTAACAATTAAGAAAAGAAAAACATATATACTTCTCTCAAAAAGCTTTCGTCTTTCTTCTTCCTGACGATAAACAGTTTCCTGACGTTTTTTACGGATTTGGGATTGCATTCGCAGTAATTCTTGCCAAGCATTTGGACCATAAGAAAGATTAATAAAGTTGCGAAGTTCTTCTTCCATCTTTTCAGCTTTCTTCTTTGCTGCAAAAGCATCCATTGCTTCTTGTTCGATTGATGCTCCAGCAAAAAGCTTTTTAAATAATGGTGGATTTTGGCTTTGTTGTTCTGCGTGTTTAATGTCTGATATTGCTCCCATCCATCGTGAGAGATCACCAGACATACTTTCAATTTCACGACCAGCTGTAAAACCTTTTACAATTAATTTATATGCTCCTGAAGCAACAGTAAGAGCTGTAATAGGGTCCAAATCATTCCCCTATTGAGATAAGCATTGTGACAACAAGAGCAATTAAAGATATTGTTGAAATCATAATCATAGCTTCTAATCGCCATAATCGTTTATCAAGTGCTTCTAATTTTTCATTAACAATCCCATACCGAATAGCACATTCTTTTTCATGTTGTTCTAGTTCCAATGCTACTTTTAATTCTGGTTTAAGAGATTGTTTCATTACCCTTTAATCTCCATTAACGTCATATATCCATTATAAAATGATATACTAGAACCATTAGATAACATGGCTTGTAAGTTGTATGTAACGGCTGAACTGGAGCTGGGTGAATCTAAATAAGATATATTATGGTCAGTTGAGTGATATTTAGTAGAACTCACATTATCTCTTTGAAAAAAGAAGTTGTTGCCAGCTATATGAGTTGTGCCTCTTAATAATTTACTTTGATGTTGAGGTCCGTCATAAGATGTGCCAATTTGAGCATAACTATTTAATGTAGCAATAATGAATATTTTAGATGATGTGCTTGAAGGAGTTATTGCTTTGGTTATATAGGTTGCAAATGAAGATGTGCCACTTGTAGTTCCACTTGTAGGATTTAAAGTTTCTTGAACAACTTGCAAGACTGAACCACTTGGCATACTTGAATTATGTAATTTTGTTAAAGCCATTATGCCATCACCTTATATAATCCATAGGAACGTAAACTAAATGAACTATCAACATTATTTGAAAACCTAATTCTATCTACAACTTCATTTGATAATAGAACTACTGAACCTGACCCATCATAAAAATATCCGTTGTTAGAATATTCCATTGTAAAAAGATTTTTATTGCGTGTGTACTGATCAGATAAATTACTTCCATATATAGTTAGCTCCCAAGATGTTTCATCTCTACCAAGACTATCAGCTTTGCCAACGTAATTTGAGTGCTGAAGAATTCCATAATCATTGGTCAAATTTCCATAAGTTGTCATTCCATTAGCACCACCCATATTATTATATGTAACCATTCCTATAAACGAATAATTAGAGCTTGTAAAATAGGTGCTATTAGATGCTTGTCGATACCGAACTGCCCAAAAGGTATTAGAGTTAACTTCACTTCGGCATCCATTTAAATATAATTTTAAACAGACAAAATCACTAGTGGTTGGTAAATCTAATTCAAACGAGGTTAATCCAGTTTGTGCAGTATTTGATGCTGCGACTTTTACTAATCCCCCTCCACTTGCAGAAGGCAGAACACCAGTTGTCTTTGCCGAAATATCAATCGTAGAATCTGCTATTTTTGCATTTGTAACGGAAGATGCACCAAGTTTAGCAGTTGTTACAGAGCCATCAGTTGGGGTAACACTATTACCAATTTCACCTAATACTAAAATATAATCAATGACGTCGGCAGATGTTAATGCACTTGCAAAAACTATATTACTTCCACTAATAGTATAAGCAGTTTGAGGTGCTTGAGTAACACCATTAAGAGATACAATTAGTTGATTAGCAGAGCCTGGAAAAAACGCACCAGAGCTTCTTGTTAAAGCATACGTTGCTGTTGCTGACGTTGTAATACTATCTAGCTTTATAAATTCACCAGTTGCTGGTTGCTTTCCTACATAAGGCATTACTTCCACTCCTCCGTTGGTTTAGTTGGAAAAGTAGGTTTAGAAGGATCGGTTCGTCTGATTACTCGTAATGATGCTCGGTATGTTACAAACTTTGCTACACACGCATCTGTTAATCCACAATCTGTTAACTGTGTCCAATCAGAAAGTCTTAATAATTTTTCTGCTTTAAATAGATTAGTGTGAACTTTAGGATAATCCATTAACCTTTTACCTCCAATAATTGAATTGTTTGACCAGCAGTTTCAGTTAAAAAAGTCAAGTTAATGTAAGTCATAGAACCAGTCCAAGTATAGGTTTGAGATGAAGTTGTTGATGGTGAATCTAGCTTGGAAATTCCAAACTCAAATGGAACTTCTGCTCCATTAGCCCACCCATATAAAACTGTTTTTTGTGAACGTATTAATGTTCCACTAGTTGTACCTCTCCATAGTTTTACATACATTGTGCCTGTAGCAGTATTAGGATGATTCCATATTCCTTTACCACTACATTGAATTAAAATTTTACTAGATGTTGCACTTGGAGTTATTGTAGCTGATAAAATTGTTCTATCTGTGCCATCAGCAGAATTAGTTACATCACTTGTACTTATTGCTTCAACTACTTGTAGTATACTTCCACTTGGCAAAGAAGTTGGTAAAATTACTGATCTTGTCACTCGGCAACTCCATATACTTTAATTGTTCCTTCAGCAATATTTCCACTCGCCCAAAATATATTTAATCCTTCTACAACTTTTGCTCTATTAGCAACTGTGTAACCACCAGAAAAAATCGATTGTAAATGAGCAACTCCATCCGTACTATAGGTGTTTGCAATGCCAGAAATAGTTGCTGGGAAATTAGCATAATTGCAATTCATTAAATCAAAGACCATACTTATTCCTTCACCATCTTGGTTTCCAGCAGTCCAATAGCTTGGTAAAGCCATTGTTGTTGTTCCTTGAGAATTGAAATTTCCACCTCGACTATCGGTATCTCTTGAATAGTTACTTCCATTATCTGATGAACCACCATTCATTGCTCGAATATATAAATACTTGTCATCCGTTACTGGCTTGGCATAAAGATAAATTTTATAGTTGTTGTAGGCTGTACTAATTATAGAATTTGTAACGACATATTCGGAAACATTTCCTATCGTTGCATTTAATAATAATACCAATCCTGTTTGCGATGCCGATCCACTACCACCATTGGCAACTGGTAAAACTCCAGTTACTTTGTTGCTAGTTAAATCAACGGCAGAACTTGCTATTTGAGCCGAACCAACACTTCCATCTGGGGGATTAACTGTGCCTAAAGCTCGACCAAGGTATACAATATACCAATCATCCGTTGATAATATGGCATCATTTAATATGGTTAAACTCGTTCCACTTGCAGTAAAAGATGTTGTTGGCTCTTGAATCACATGGTTAATAACAACTCGTAATTCATTTTCATTAGCGACACTATGAGCAAGTGTAATACTAGCACCAGCAGATACAGCAGTACCCGTTTTATCTTCCTTGATAAAAGACGAATATGTTTCAGCTTGTTTGTTTCCTAAATATGGCATCAGCTACTTATCGCATCCACAAAACTAACGATCACATCTAACGAACTTGCTGTGTCGGATTTAAAATATAATCTATCGCCACTCACAACATTGATCTTGCCATCATAAGAATAAGCACTTCCTGAAACTAAAGGCATACTTTTAATAATGTAAAAGGTATTTCCACCATTCTTTATGTAAGCATCAACACTAATCGTGCTTGTTGTTATGTTGGCTAGGTTCATTCCAATAATACAATCATAGCTATCAAAGTTTGAGCCATCAGGAATATCGGTTTCCGACGTTCCAATTTCTTTCATTTTAACTTGTCTAAAATCTTGAGCCATTTTTTACTCCTATAATGCTATGGCAAATGCTAATGCTTGACCTGGTGTTGCTAAACTAGATGAATCAACTGCTACTGCTTGCCACCCCGAGTTATAAACTTTTAATTGATTTGATGTTGTATTGTAAAAAAGGTCGCCGTCACTTACAGTTCCACCAGTAGGATCGCTTGATCCTGATCCTTGCCATACTGCTTGGAATGTTGTTAAACTTCCTGATGCACTTGCTGAAGCAGTCTGAGCTTGTTCAGCATAATATTTTGCTGAATATAAAGCATTATCAACTGTTCCTGATGTGTATGTCGCCCAATCTTTGGCAGAACCACCACCAGAACTTCCTCGTCTTTGGTCACCAATAGCATATTCTTTTGCTGAATATTCTGTTCCATCAGCAGTTCCTGATACATAAGTCGCCCATTCTTTAGAAGAGCCTTTACCTGATGAACGCATACTGTAGCTTCCAGAACCACCAGTAGCCCATGATTTAGAACTATCATCCGATGTACCTGTAACTAAACTATCAGTTTCTGTTGCATAATTCTGAGCTAAAGTTGCATTCGCTGAAGCTCCTTGAACTGCCGAAAGGTTCGTTATAATAGATGATATATTACTATTTGCAGTAGCAACTGTCGTAACATTTGCCGAGATTCCAGCAACAGTCGCAATGTTCGAAATGACTCCTGATGCATTTAATGCTGATATGTTTGAATTTGCTCCAGCTACTGTTGAAATATTTGCTGATTGATTAGCTACTGTTTCAGTATCAGCAACATCACCACCTATTTCAGCTGCTCCTGATGTTGAGTTAAATGCGAGATACTTCCCTTTCCGAGAAGCCAAGGTTGGTAAAGTAATAGAAGATGATGTATCGGAATCTGGTAATGTTAATGCACGATCATTTGCATTTTCAATTTGTTGCATTACTGCATATATTTTATCAAGTTCAGTATTTAATGATGAAATGTTAAATGGACCTGATGTTGCAAAATCTGTTGTTCGAGAAATAGGAATATCTCTTGATATTGTGTATGTGTAGGTATTGTCGTTAGTATCTCCTACAGTTATATATCCACCAGAATATCCATCATTAACGGATGTTCCTGATACTGCAAACGTTCCTGTTCCTGTTCCTCTTGATAACGATGTATCAACTCCAGCACTTGTTGTGCGAATAACTTTAATGTCATCCAAATCAAAGAAAGGAAAATCAATAGTAAGTTGAGTAGAGTTTGCTGTTACAGCTTGGGTGTACTGTACTCGAGCATCATTATCTGCAATCGATATAGTAGTCATAAAGTATGATATAACACTTAATCTTATAGAGTTTAATTCACATCACTCAGCAGTGGTGGGGGGTTATTTACCAAATATTCCATCGTAAATAGGGTCTAATGCTGTAAGATTTCCTCCAGGAGTGCTAAACCTTAACGAATCTATAGTTCTTTGATCTATGTCATTTTTTAAAATATCTGTAGCAATACCACCAAGATTTGTTAAATTGCTTGCCGAAGGTCCAAAAACGGAGCCTAGTTTTGCTCCTATTGGCATTGGAGTAAAATCTTTATTTGCTAGTAAAGGTCTTGCACCTAATTGAAAATCCGATATCTTCTCAAGGGCATTATTGGCATCTGTAAAATAACCTAATAAACCACTTCTATCTATTGCATTGATAAGTTTTTCTCGATATGTTTCATTTTCATCATCAATGCCATACTGAATTTTTTTCATTTCGTTAACGAAAAAACCCATCGTAACAAGCATAAAAGCTCCTTGCCAAAAAGCAGAATCTTTTTCTTGAAGACCAGCTGTTAAAACCCTTACCATTGCACCTTGGCTATAACCTTTAAATTGAGTAAATAATGAACCAAGTTCCGTTGAAGTCCATAATGCTCTATCACCAGCACCTGGAGTTACTATTGTTCTTTCAACACTAGAATTTAAGGCATTTCGAAATTTTCTTACAAGATATTCATCGCCTACATCAATCCATTTATCTGTATTAGGGTACCATTGTTTTCCATCTTTTACTCCATTAGCTTTTATTTTTTCTTGCATTCTTAAATGGTCAGTTTCACTAATTCCAGAAGCAAGAAGCTTTCTTTTATCTTTTTTAGAAAGTCTTTTCCATGGTTTCATAATTGCACTTGTCATTCTAAACATAATTATACCACCAGCAAATTCTTTCATCATTTGGTTCCAACTGTTTAAACCATTAAGCATAAAAAATACTCCAGTGCTTTGGTTCATATTTCGTTCCCAAGTAAATCGACTACCAAAAGTATCACCAATATCACCAAACTGCATGGCTCTAAGACCAAGCGTAGCATCGCCAGATACATTAGCTGCATTAAGTTCATCTTTTAATATTTTTTTTAGGTTTTTTGGAATTTCTTTAAACATTTTTCTTAGCCCATGTTCATAGAAATTTTCTAAACCTTCAACCATAACACTTCTTGCAACATCAGGAACAGAAGATAAAACAGCACTTCCCATACCAGTAAGAACATTAAAACTTTTTAACCCTCTTATAAAACGACTTGAAAGTAAATGTGGGTCTTTTGATGCACCATATGTTCCTCTTAAACGATCTCTTAACCCTCTTAAATCTTTAAGGTCACTTTCCATTTGACTTTTTAATGCTCTACGTTCTGCAATGTCAGTTGTTTCGTTAATAAGTCTTTTATAATCTTTAACTATATCATCAATATTGTCTTTCATACTTACGTTTCCAAAACGTCTAGTTAACTCAATATCAATCCCCATTGTTTTAGTATGATGTCTTAAAAGAGACTCTATATCATTTTCAAGAAAGTCATCAATAAGTTCATCTGGTATTTTAAAACCTCTAAGCTTTGCTGAAGAAGCTGTTGTTGTAAAATCAATTTCATCAATAGTGTCGTCAATCATAAGATATGGTTTTGATCGTGTTAAAGTATCTAACATTTCTATGGCATATTTTCTTGCAACCGATTGAGTCATTTTAAATTCACCTTTTGCCCAATTAGTTGTAATTTTTAAAAAAGCATCTTCATTTTGAATTAGTTTATCAACTCTCCAAATTCGGTTTAAATATCCTGGAGAAGTGCTTGGACTAACTCCAAATTCTCTAAGATTTTTTAGTTCTTCCTCAGCATTTTTTAATTGTGCATTTAATTTATTTCGCATCTTTGGATCTGTCGTTTTAGCAATTTTAGATGTTATAGTCTTAATAAGACTCCCTATTGTTTTCCCAAACAAGTCAACATCTTCAGCATTTTTCTTAATCATATTATAATGTTGTCGAATATTTTTTGCTGCTTTATTAACCATTGGAGTAGCTTTGTCTGTTATTTTATCAACATCACCATTCCTTAAAGCTTTTGAAATTCTTTTGCGAAATTCATATTCAGATATTTTACCAACATTACCTGAAAAAAAATCTTTAAACATTACACCTGTCATTTGATATGCTCTTAATGTGTCCGATTTTGAAGCAGTAATTTTTCTATACTCAAGATATGCTAAATCAATAGATTTCATAATATTTACAAGAGAAGGATTATATTGTGTCCGAAAAGTAGCTTCAACAGATTGTTCCATTTCTTCTCCTTTCCCAACTTTCTTTTGAATCATTCCTCCAACATCAACTATTTTTGGTGCTATACTTCGAATAAAAGGATTTGGACTTTTTAGCATTCGTATAACAGGATTCCATCCAAGTTTTTCAATGCCAACACCAGTTTCTTCTAAAGCTTCTTTTTCCATTGTTTTATACATTGCTTTTCTAACTGCTTCTGGATTCGCACCAGCTCCTAATGATTTTGGAACAAACATATCATCCTGATCAAATTGATTTGCCAATTTATTTATTGTTAAACGAGGTCCACCTAACAAAGCACTAGCACTTCCTCCAATTAAAAAAGCACTTGATAATGTTAAAGCTGTTAAACCAAGTGATCGTTCATTTAATTGGGATGCCATTAATAATTCTTCTGGAGCAACTATTGCCATTGTAAAAAGACCAGAATTTAAAAAACGTTGCATAGTTGAAGAAGATTGCATAACTCTTAAAGGAGCTAATGGAGCAAGTGTTGTTGGGCTTGCAAGTGACGCTACAATACTTTCAAAGCCAGAATTAGAATTAGCAAGATACTGAAGGTCATTCATGTCTTGTTTAAATTTCTCTATTCTGTATTGAGTTTCTTCAGAACTACCACTATCTTTAAAACGCCACATATTTCCCTCACCAACTTGGCTTTCTAAATTCTCATCTTGGAAAGGGTCGTAGTTATTTTGATCTTCAAAACCTGTATTTAATGTATACATTCTTATCAAAGATTCCATTGGATTGTATTGACGGAAAGATGCACTCCAAATCATATCTTGATCGTTCATCCATGGAGTCCAAGGTTCATCATAAAATGTTTCTCTTGGGTTAACTATATGTGTGTCTTTAACATTAATTTTATTAATATCATTATTAATAGTAGTCATAACATCTTGATATAAAGTTGACATTATTGGTACATCCCTAAATTTGCTATTGATCTCATTAAAATTTCAAAATCATCATCAGTTAAATCTACAATAAGAGGTTCATAATCATATTGCGTTCCCATTACTATATGGTAAGCTTTGCTAACCTTATTTACATTTTCTATAAAGTAATCCTTTGCATTTTTATTATCAGAAGCATCATCCCTCATTTTAACCATTTTATGAATAATATGACTGTCTATTCCAGGTATATGTCTCCATATATTCATCATAAGACTACCTTCTTTAAACTCTTTTTCAGCATCAAGAAAATTTTGATAATGATGGGATCGTTTGTAATCGTAATTCCATTCAGGACTTTTTAAAACTAATGTACCATTTTCCCTGACACCATATATTGAAAAGGATGGGTTTTGTGGGTTGAATGGTTCGTTTGCTTTTAATATTAAAGGTATATTTTGGTCTTCTGGTCTGCTTAAAGAATCAAAAGTACTTAAAAATCTATTTGCTTCAGCAAAAACATGAGCTTCAGTAATATTAACAGGATATCCACCAGCACTTTGTTTTGCATATTTTAAAAAGGGGTGTTTTTCTATATAAAGATTGCCATCTCCTTGCACAACCATTCCTATGTTTCCTGATCCCATACTGTCTAAAGCATCCCCAATCATAGCAGTCATTACTTTTTGTGGGTTTTCATTAAATGTAACTGCGTTATATTTTCCACTTGTCATTTTTCCTTTAACAATATCTTTTAGGACTTGATTAACTATTGGATGCATAGCAACATCATAACTTTTAATTGTTGCTACATCTATCATTGGACCTAGACTTAACCAACCATAAGCAGGTTTCATATTATTAGCTTCGTTTATAAGCTGTCTTGCCATAGCTTTATGATATGGGTCTATAGTTTCAACAGACCAACCAGTCCAATTTTTAACTTTTCCCATAAGACTTTCTTCTTGAAACAAGGCATTTAAAGACGAATTAAAAACGTCTTCAAATCTTTCTCCTTCTTCATCTCGGAACATATTGTTATATGAGCCTTGACTGCTTCTTGAACCATTCATTGCTTCCATAAAAGCGTCATATGGCAACATACTTGCTGCTTCAAACCAATTAAGTCCTATTCCAGCATTTTCAAACATTTGACCTAAAATATCTTTGTGTTTTTCACCAAAAGGATTGTCTTCTCTTAAAACACTAAGGAAAGAAGAGTACAAAGCTTTTGATTCAGCAAACCCTTCTTTAGATGACATAGAAAATGTTCCAAAAGAATGTTCTAACTGAGGATGAAGTATTTTCGTTGCTATTGATCGTCTTATAGCTTCTTTAATACTTTGATTTTTAATAAAAACGTTTTCATTCCATTTTTGTGGATTAGTTTCTTGTAACTCTGGGCTTACATCAATAGCAATATTTATTGGAACAGACTTTTGTTCTCCAGTACTGTCACTAAAACTTAAATCAGCATTCAAAACATTATCTACTAAAGTTTTGTGGTGTTTTGTGCCTTTCTGTAAAGGACCATGTTTACTTAAATCCCAGGCTAAAGATAACTCATTAATATTCTCTCTATGTTTATTAAAACCTACAGCATAATTCTTAACATAATCTCTCCATTGTTTTTTTGACATAATATTGTCTGGATTTGTGCCAAATTTAAAACCTGTATCATCAAACATTGATTTCTCAAATTCTTCACTTAAAAGAAATTGTGGAGTAAAGCTATAATTATTTGTATTTTCTATTTCATTCATTAAATTAAATATTGCGTTATCTTTATTGCTTTTAGCTAAGTTTAAAAAAGCTTTTTGATGTTGGGATTTAATACTATTGTAAATAGGCATTAAATTAAAAGCCATGCCTTTATTTTGGGCTTCATTATATAGAATAGTAGCTTCTCCTAAAACTTTAGATATTTCTGTCATATCCGATGGAAAGGTATTATTTATATTTGTTGCTTGATTAAATAAAACTGCAAAACCTTGTTGAAAAGATTTCACAGCAATACTTTTAGCATCAACTTCATTAGATTTCATTTTGTTTTCAAATACTCTTGTAAAATGATTAATAAGAGACTGACCTAATCCATGATTTTCAATATTATCTTGTATTGCTATAGATGAAGGATGGGCATTAAAGTCTTCTAATGATGCTATACTGCCATTAAGAATATCTGCATCTAATGAACTTCCTAATTGACTATTTTTGTGGGTCACATCATTTCGAATATTATTTTGAATAGCAGAAAGTCTTGAAGTATGATTCCATAATTCATCATAAACCTTTTCAGAATCAATTCCTGAAGCTAATCCTTTTAAATTATAAAGTTTTGGTGATAAATCTTGAATATATTGAAAAGTATCTGCTGCACCATTGTCATCGAAATATTTTGTAATATGACTTTTTAACGCTCTTGTTTGTAATACTGTCATGTAATTATTAACTAAACTGTCAACCTGAGTAGCTGGCATAATTCTTTTTAAATTGCTTTTAATTTCATTAATTTGTGTAATAGAATCTTCAAATATGGTTTCATCAACTAATTGAGAAGAAACTCCTGAAATATGAAAGCTTTCACTCATACTGCTAAAAATTTGATTTAATCTTTCTACATATATTGATTTTTCCTTTTCTAATGCTAGTTTTTGAACATTTGCTCTAGCTGAAGAATGAGCTTTAGAAAAAGCCATTTCAAAATTAGGCATAACTCCTTGTTTTAATACTTCAGGTAAGTTATCAACACTTTCTTTATATTCTTCTTTTATAGCTAATATTGCATCTGGATTATTCTGATTTTCATCAAAAGCTTTTTCAGCAGCATTAGTAACATCAACATTAAAAGCTGTTTTATAACTGCTTCGCAAATAATCTTCAAAAACATTTTTGACTCGTCCTTCATCTGCTTTGTAAAATAAATTTGGATTATATTCAGCATTAGTTAAAGGAACAAGTTTACCTTTTTCATCAAATTGAACAGAATTAATACCAGCTGCTTGAGCATCTAACACAGCTTCATTAAAAAGCATTTCTCTATCTTTAGACATTTCCCTATCTAAAGTTTTGGAAATATTATTAAATGTTTGAGCTAAATTTCGTGTTCCAGAAGAAGGAACTATTCCTAAAGGTTGAACACCTATTTGTTGAGATCGTGTTGGTTTATATGCCATTATGTTATTTTCCAATCGCCTTTATTGATTTTATATCGTCTGTATGTTGTACCAGCAGAAGTTGCTCCTGATAAAATTGATCCTCGACCAGCAATTTGTGATTGTTTTGCTCCTAATTGAAATTGTCGTCTTTTTGATAAACCCATTAATCTAATTGAACTTAAATCAGCGTCAGCCATTCTTTTTTCCGAACTTCGTAAAGCTTGGGCTGTTCCTCCAGAACCAATGGCTAATCCACGACTGCCTTCATCAGAGCTTAATGATGATAAAACATTAAGAAGTTGATCTCGTCTTGCATTTTCTTGTTGCTCCATTTCAATTTTAGCTAACTCTGCATTTTCTTCATTTTGTTGTGCTTCCATCTCATAAGCATCTTTTTGCATTTTAGCTGACATTAAAGTCGAACCTACACTAAATGCTAACATTGCTCCTTGACCCATTAAACTTCTACCTCCAATAAAATACCATTAATTCCTAATGGTAAGGGTTGATCTTGGGTAATAGTAACTTTGCCATCTTTAGACCACCCAAGAAAATATATCTCTTTTCTCGTTGTTAGAGCAGTTGGCTCATTTGAAAAGTCTTCCGTAACAGACCTTATCAACACATTTGTATTTTTGGCTTTTACACTTAGGGTTTCATTTAAATCCAAAACTGCTCGTACAATTCGTCTTTTTTGTCCAACAGATATACCATCATCAAGCTGAAATTCTGGAGGCAAGGTTTGTATTGTTGGAGTAAAATTCAAACCAATTTCAACCGATGTTACAGCTTCTGTTAAAGTAATTTGTCCACTTCCATTTGTCGTGTAAGTTCCAAGCGAATATTTGCCTGATTTCACATAAACTGCTGTGTTTGGTAAATGGGATGCAGTCCAAGTGGTAATAGCCGATCCATTTGTGTATTGTTTCGCCATATCAAGGTGATAGGAGTTGTCTAAAAGCTCCAGACTAGTGATTGTACCACTATCGATAGTTCGCTGGACTATGGCGTAAATTTTACGATTTACATTAACAATATTTTTAAACGTTCCATCTGTTTCATATTTTGCCCATCCTTGAATCTTTTCTTTTCGAATAGACATGAAGACTGGCATATCACCATCGGAATTAACTGTATAAAGATATCCTTCAACTTGATCAGAAGATTCTCGTTGCGTTGTCATATCAACTGTCGTTCCTAAAATGTGAGGTGATAAAATTGTTAAAGCATCCGAATTATAAGATTGCGATAAATCTGAATAAATAAACTCTCGAATAGCTCCTTTTGATTTTGTCAAAAATACCAGGGCTCCATCAAAATCGACTGGTTGCACAGACCCACTTCCAAATGATGTTTGTTTCTTTAAAGCGATTGTTGTTGGTGTTAATGGTCTGTTTTCAGAAGTAGGTGCATATAATTCTTGTTCGGAAGTAAATACAGTTAAGTGTTTTAATGATCCAAGCGATTTTATTTCCGACACTTGATTTTCAGCAATCTGAACCTGAATAGATTCATCATCTAATCCTGTACCAACATCAAAGTTTGTAAAAACTCCAGACTTGGACATAAACAAGAAATTCGGTAAATCTCGACTTCCTCCTATTATCAATCTCTGATCATGAAAACTTACAGTTCGACCATACCCTCTAACTGCTGAAAATACTGGTTCACTCCAATTTGTAATAGCATTTGTATTGGCTATTGCTCCAGATAGTGTTGCTGTTACAACTGTTGCACTTGTATATCCTGATATAGTTGCGTGCCTGACAGTTCCAGCACTATCAACTAATCGTAAAACCAAACCATTATGGTTCGATACAAAGCTATTTGCACTTGCTGTTAAAGTTACCGATCCACTTGTTCCACTTGGTGTTATTGTTGTTGAGGTTGCAACAAACTTATAATATGGCTGATACGTCATACTATTACTGCTATCAAAAGCAAAATCCGATAAAGTAAATGTATTCGCTCCAGTTCTTAAAAGTTTTTGCATTGCCAAATCAGGATGAACAATAAACATTGTATCTCCAGCTTGAGCAACAACTAACTCGCCAACTTGACTTGTCCAAGGAACAGAACTTGTTATCGATGCAGCAATACTTGTAGGGGAAGAAGCATCAACAATATCTATTCTTCCACTACTAAAAAGAATAATATACGCTTCATCTTCGTCATATACAAAAGGTTCAGCTTGAAATGTATAATTTGATAATGTCTGAAGATATTGTAAGCCTGGTCTTCGTACTACTCCACCTTGAGCCCTTAACCTAACATTTCGTAATTGATTTGCTCCATTACGATAAGCATCGGAATCAATTCGTGAACTAAGTAAGGGAGATAATTCTCCAGCTGAGAAATTTGTGTAATATTGTCTTAGTAGTGCCATAAACCATTAGCTCGTTGTCGTGCCTTCAATTACTTGATAAATTCCAGCACCCAATCTTGCTCTATGATATCGGCTAAGTCTTACAGCTTGTGTTGTAACTTGTTGCGAATCTCTAGCTTTTGCTCGTCTGAATTGTTGTTCAGCAAGTTTTGTAAAAGAGTCTGCAACATCTGCTTTCCTCGTAACAGATAAAGCCAAAACAGAGGTTAGGCGATATATTAACCATAAAGTAAACGTAGGTGGAAAATACTGCGTTTCAGGTCTAAAAATGTAATTTAAAACAACAACATCATCCACTTGAGCATTGATATAAACGTATTTTTCATAGATATCATATTTTTGAGGAACATCATTAATCGTTACAGTTTGAACTTGCATAACTGCTGGATTAGTTGGAAGGGCATAAGCAGCATCCCAACGATCAACTGGAGCATCCGTTAACCGACTTAATGTCTTTTGACCTAAAGCAAAGTTCCAATTATTCTGTCCTAAACAATCCTGAAGAATATCTTCATAAATTGTATTCATAACCAAAGCTTCATCTGTTTGATCGGTAAATGAAGTTAAAGGCTCAAGTCCAACTAAGACCATAGCTTTTTGTGCTACTTCAATATCGGTGCTAGGGGTTGTTGGAGTCATTTACTCTTACTACCCCATAAAGGAATACCTTTTTCTTGTCTATATTTTCTAGTACTTGGATTACCAGCTTCGTGAAGAAGTTGAAACATACTAGCTAGTATCTTTTTACCCATACCCATTTTCTTTTTATTTTTATCAAGCCTTTTTTGATGCATTTTGGCTTTCATCATTCCAAGCTTGGTGTAATCGAATTTTTTTCCGTCAGATGTTTCAGGCATATTATTTCCCCTTTTTGTTTTTAGTATAAGAACCCATAAATTTTTTTCTTATGCCACCGACAAAAGAGCCAACTGTTGAACCTGTTTTAACAAGTTCTGGTCTTACATGAGATTTATAAATTGAAAAAGCTTGGTCAACTCCACTACCACCCATTTTCATAATAGGTTTAGCAATCTTTTTTGCCGCCTTGACATCAACTTTTACTGGTGATTGTTTATACAAACTACTTGCTGTTGTAGCAACATTACTTGCTATTGCACCAGCTCCACTTTTAACTGCTTTAACATTTTCTTTAACAGTTTTAATGTTTTGTTTAGCAATTTTAGTTTTTGAAACGTCTTTAGCAATAGTAGCACCAGTTTTAAGAGTGCTTTGACCTATCTTTTTAAGTTCTTTACCAGTTTTTTTAAAATAAGGAAGACTTTGTTTGTATTTTCTTGCAAGAAGACGCTTCATCTTTTTATAATCAAAAGAAGACATTAATACCTCTCCCCTAACTTAGCTCTTGAACCTAACTTGACTTTACTACCAAGCTTAATTCTATTCGCTTTGGAAGTAGAAGTAGAAGAAGCACCTCCATTAGAAGGTGCTCTCTTTTTTGTTTTTGGACTAGCCATTAGCGATCATCAGACCCAGATAATGATGTTACGTTAGCAACATCAACTGCTGTTCCACTGTTGGCATTGACAACCATCATTCCATAAGAAGGAGTGCCATCAACATCAATATTAGCGAATATAATATCGCCAACATTCATCTCGTTTGCTGCTTCATTAAAATAATTTGCCGCATCAACAGTATTTGAAGTATCGTTTGTTGTATAGTGCCAGATGTGAAAGCCATTACCAGAGTAACTGACTAAAGATAAATCGTTTTTAACAAATGCCATGTTATACCCTCCTAATTCTTCAATTCACATTCAAACACGCCTTCAACATCGATAAGAACAGAGTTCTGTTGCATCTTGTTTAAGATGAAGTAACTGTCTTTATCGTTGTGATATTGCATATTTGACGAAACATCTGCACCAACTGCATGAGCAATGGCATCAGCATGATAAGCAAAACACTCTCTATGAGTTGTTCCAGCAGCTCCAGAACCATTCATTCCTGTTAATCCTGAATGTGGAAACCACATAAATCCAAGCCAACGTTTTGCTGTCATTCCAGATGGGAAAGGTAAATCATTTGTCCCAACATATTCTGCTCTAGAAAATTGATCTAAAGACATCAGTTGTGACCATTGTTCCCATCCAACAACGACATAACGTCTACCATCATCTGGAACTTCATTATTACCAAAAGCTTCCATAAGACCCAAAGCCCAGGCTATTGTAATTCCATTTGATGTTTCATCATGTGCTGATGTTGTTGTAGTCATTTGGTTTAAAATTAACTCATCTGTTTTACGACCTAATGCATAAGCACCTGATTGTTGTGCTATTAACATTTCATCGTGGTTAATTCTAAGTTGATCAAGATCATCGACCCATTCACCAGCAAAATAATCCTCTAATGT